TTGGAATCGAGAAGGGACTCGCTCAGCAGGCTGTTATGCAGCCCCTTCAGGACCAGATGCGACGAGAGCACCGGGTCTTCCACATAGAGCTTCTCAGCCACGGCAACCAGAAGAAGGAGGACCGAATCCTCTGGGCGCTGCAGGGCAAGAGCCAGCACGGAATGATTCACCTGAAAAAGGGAAAGTGGAACGCAGACTTTATTGACGAGGCCATACAGTTCCCAAGCCGAATGGCGCACGACGACATGATCGACGCCCTCGCCTACATCGACCAGCTCTACCAGAACTCGTACCGCAAGGACATGATCGAGGACGACTGGGAGCCTCAAGACATCGCAATGGGATATTAAACTTATGGAACCTGTTTTCCAAGAAAGCCTAAAAGACGACCTCGACGTGCTGATGTCCGGTGAGGACCTCGGCGAGTGGGTAGCGTCCACGGTACTAGAGTGGCGCAACCACTACTCAGCCAACTACGAGCGGCAGCACGACGAATACTACCGCCTGTGGCGTGGGCAGTGGGCCGAGGAGGACAAGACAAGGGACAGCGAACGCTCACGTCTTATTGCCCCCGCCCTTCAGCAAGCGGTAGAGGGCTCAGTCGCAGAGATCGAGACGGCCTCCTTTCAGGGGGACAAGATATTCGACATCGAGGACGACGCGCAGGACAAGGAAAAGAACGACGTGGTTTTCCTCCGCAAGAAGCTGCACGAGGACTTCGAGCTGGCACACGTCCGCCCGGCTATTGGCGAGTGCCTGATTAACGCCGCCGTGTTCGGGACCGGAATCGCTGAGATGGTGGTCGAGGACCACATCGAGCTGGTCCCATCCACGCAGCAGCTTGACGAGGTGCACCAAGAGTTTGGCGTACAGCCAACAGAGCGCCCTCTGGTAAAGCTTATACCTATCCAGCCCCGTAACTTCTTGATCGACCCGAGTGCGACGTCCATAGACGACGCGCTGGGGTGTTGCATTGAGGAGTTTGTCCCCCTGCACAAGATAGAGATCCTACAAGAGCAGGGTGTGTACCGCGACGTTGACATCCAGACAGACCCGAGTGATCGGGACCTTGAGGCCGACATATCGCTCGTTGACCAACCCGCTGATCGCGTGAAGGTTATCCGATACTACGGGCTGGTCCCTAGAGACCTCCTCCTCGACCAAGGCGTCGACGAGATGGAGCTAAAGAGTGACTCAGCATGGCAGGAGGCCGTCGTGGTCGTTGCTAACGGCGGTGAGGTGCTCAAGGCATCCGTGAACCCCTACATGACGCAGGATCGACCGATTGTTGCGTTCCCGTGGGACATTGTCCCCGGACGATTCTGGGGCCGTGGCGTCTGCGAGAAGGGCTACAGCGCGCAAAAGGCCCTCGACGCGGAGCTTCGCGCCCGGATTGACTCGCTGGCACTGACCACCAGCCCCATGCTGGCCGTTGACAGCACCAAAGTGCCTCGCGGCAGTAAGCTCGAGGTGCGACCCGGCCGAATGCTGCTCACCACAGGCGACCCAAAGTCGGCAATTATGCCGTTTAACTTCGGCCAGCTTAACCAGGTGACGTTTACGCAGGCCCAGAGCCTCCAAATGATGATCCAGCAGGCCACAGGCGCCGTTGATGGCGCCCAAATGGCCCAAAATCCGGGTCAGGAGGCCACCGCAAGCGGTGTGGCCATGTCTTTAGGCGCTGTTATCAAGCGTCAGAAGCGCACACTGGTCAATTTTCAGGATAAGTTCCTCAAACCCATGATTAAGAAGGCCGCGTGCCGATATATGCAGTTTGCGCCCGAGCAGTACCCGGTCAAGGACTATAAATTCAGCATTATCAGCTCTTTGGGCGTTGTGGCGCGTGAATATGAGGTGGGACAGCTCGCACAGGTCCTACAGACACAACAACCGGGCACCCCGGTGCATGGGGCCATCGTTAAGGCCATTATTGAGCACCTAAACACCGGTTCTAGGGAAGAAATCATGGCTGTTATTGACCAAGCCAGCCAGCCAAATCCTCAGGCTCAGCAGGCCCAGCAGGCCCAAATGCAGGCCCAAATGGCCCTCCAGCAGGCTCAAACGGCCCTATTGGGCGCTCAGGCGGCGGAATCAGCCTCTAGGGCCCAGAAATACACCGTTGAGGCCGAGGTATTGCCGAAGGAGACTTTCCTCAAATACAGCGACGTGGACAAGGATGGTCAGGTCGATGTGGGCTTTAAGGACAAGATCGAGCTTGGACGCATGCTCATGGAGGAGGAGCGCCTAGCGGTAGAGCTTGAGGAGCGCCGCGCAGCCATACAGAACAAGGCCCAAGAGGCCCAGATGCTCCAGCAGATGATGCAGCAACAGCCACAGCAGCCACAGCAGCCCCAGCAGCCCACACCCGGAGAGCCCACTCAGCAATGAGCACATCTATCGAAGGACTCAGCCTAGTCACAGTCATCGCGCTCATCCGTAAGGAGATCGCGGAGTCTGCGGCCGCCTCTAAGCCCGGCAAGGACGGCGCTCAGGGCGTTAAGGGAGACCGCGGCGCCAAGGGTGACTCAGGTCCCGCCGGCAGGCAGGGGCCCAAGGGTAACGACGGCAAGCAGGGCAAGCCCGGGAAAGACGGCAGCGACGGCTCAGACGGCGCGTGCGGTGATGACGGCGTAGGCATTGATGACATCACCCAAGACGGTGACGGTGCAATCATTGTCACCATGACCGACGGTGAGGTCTACACGCTAGACATGCCCCTGCCCGGCGAGACGCAGGTCCACTACAAGGTGGGCGGCGGGTCATCGGGTGGCGACTCTGGCTCTGTTGACTTGTCCAACTATGTGCAGAAGCCCAGTAGCAGCGACAAATGGATGGTCTACAAGAAAGGCGCAGGCTGGACCCCTGTTACCACGGATCTCATAGAAACAAACTCAGATGTTCTGTTTAGGGATGCCAAGGGCAGATTTAAGTCTACCGAGGATGTGCCAGAGCTAACCAACCAGCTAGAGGTAAACCGATGGTTTCTCCAGCAGCTTGAGGATACATGGGCCGGCGAAGTTGACCTCCCCGAGATGACTAACGATTGGACCCCGAACACGCTGGCTCTGAGGGACAATAACGGTAACGCCAAGTTCACCCAAGTCACTGTTAAAAACATAACATTCGCCCAAAATAGCGTTGCAAACAACATGGCCGACACATGGTTCCTGTCTGGCGGTGAGCAATCTGCTAACGGCATAAAGAAGAACGATGCGCCGGGTATGCGCTCTAGCCTTGATGTCTACAGCAAGGGCGAGGTCGATGCGCTGTCAGGTGGCGACTCATTCTTTTCTGACATTGGCAGCAACACCATTGAATACTTTGGCGACCAGCTATGGGTCACCAGTCTAAGAGACCCTTTCTTTATTGGCGCCAAGATCGGCTCCGACTCCGAGTTTACAGGCACAGTGACGGCCAACAAGTTTATCGGTGACGGGTCTGACCTAACCGGCACGGTATCGGCCAAGGCACTAGCAGCGGCGTTTGGAGACATTCAGGCTGCACTGTCAAATGAGAAGACAGTGGCGGGACTAAGGAAGGCGCTTACCAACTCATTAGGCGGCCTAATCGAGACACTAGAGAGGGAGCAGTAAATGCACGTAACAACCAGACAACTAGACGAGGCGCTGACGCAGGTTAACAACCTACTAAAGGAGCTATACCAGCGCGTTGACGCCCTCGAGGCAAAGAACAACGGACGCACCGAGCCCAAGCGCAAGGTGGCCAACAAATCAGTGGAGCCCACGGCGTAATGGACGATCAAGAGACATTTGACCACGCTCGGGGCATGTTCATGACCGAGGGGTGGAAGGACTTTATTGAGGAGGTTGAGGGCCTAATCGAGACGCTAACTCTCGACGCCGCATCGACCTCTGATGAGTTCTTCCACTGCAAGGGCCGGCTAGAGGCGTTACGCGCCATTGCCGGCTATGAGAACGCCGTACTGGCCACCGAGGCTCAGTTCGACGAGGAACGCGTCAGCCACTAACCCGGCTGATTAACTAACCGGCAAC